CTACAAGATGATAACACAAAAGGAAAATAACAATGTCACAAGAACAGATAACACAGGAAACTGTGCCTGTAGCAGAGACAACACAACCTACTACAGAAGCACCCAAAGAACAAATTTCTTCTACAACTGAGCAACCTACTGTTGCTAAATCTTGGAAGGAAGCAATATCAGAAGAGTTTAGAAATGATCCAAACATATCTAAGTTTACTGAAATAGATGCACTAGCTAAATCTTATATCAATGCAACAAGAATGATTGGTCAAGATAAAGTAGCAGTGCCAAATGAAAACTCAACAGATGATCAATGGAATGAAGTTTATACTAAACTTGGCAGACCAGAATCTGCCGATAAATATAAACTTGATATTAATTCAGAAGTTGCTCCAATAGATGAAGGTGCAATAAAAACTTTTGCCGAGACTTCACATAAACTTGGTTTAAATAATAAACAAGCACAAGGTATACTTGAATATTATAAATCAATAATGGAAGGTTCTGTTCAACAATCTAAGATTGATACTGAAACTGCACAGGCTCAAGCCGAACAACAACTTCGTCAAGAGTGGGGTAAAACTTTTGATGAGAATGTTAAAAAAGCTGGATCAATTGCAAAAGCAAATCTAGGTGTAGACGTTTTAGATATGCAACTCAAAGATGGCACAAGACTTGGAGATCATCCAGAAGTTATTAAAGGTTTTGCAAAGATCGCAGATATGATGTCTGAAGATAAAATTGTTTCAACTGAATCTGAAAATGTTGATCAAGGTAAAGATCTTGAACAAGAAATATCTAAAATTATGAATGATCGAACTGGTCCATATTGGAACAAAGGTCATCCAGAACATGATAAAATTGTTCAACAAGTATATACATTGAGGTCTATGATAGATGGCAAATGATCACTTAAATAACGAAGAATTAAAATTAGAAATACTCCGTATCGTAAAAGAAACTGGTACGGAGTATCAGAAAAATGATCCCTTGCCAATCTGCGAAAATTATTATAAATGGATTAAAGGTAAGACAATTCGAAAGAACCTTACTGACAAGAAGGAATAGACTCTAGTCTAACAGACTTTAAATGCAAGAGATGCCTGTCATTCTGACAGAGAACCTTTCTGTTTTGTTTAAACTAAACTGACAAATAAGGAGACTAATATGTCATCACAAGTAACTACAGCATTTGTACAGCAGTATTCTGCTAACATTCAAATGCTATCTCAACAAATGGGATCGTTATTAAGAGACAAAGTTAGACTTGAAAGTGTCACTGGTAAGAATGCGTTCTTTGACCAAGTAGGTGCTGTTACGGCAGTAAAAAGAACAAGCAGACATTCAGACACTCCTCAAATAGATACACCTCACGCTAGACGTAGAGTATCTCTTGTGGATTATGAATTTGCTGATCTTATCGATGAACAAGACAAGGTAAGACTTTTAATCGATCCAACTTCATCTTACGCTCAAGCTGCTGCATACGCAATGGGTAGAGCAATGGATGATGAAATCATTAGTGCAGCTTTAGGTACGGCTTTCACTGGTGAAACTGGCTCAACAAGCACAGCTAATGCGAATCAAATCGTACATGGCTCTGCTGGTTTAACTATTGCTAAATTAAGAACTGCAAAACAGACTCTTGATTTAAATAGTGTTGATCCATCAATCCCAAGACACATCATCGTTGGACCAAAACAAATCACTGATTTGTTAGGAACAACTGAGGTTACTTCATCTGACTTCAACACTGTTAAAGCGTTGGCGAATGGTGAGATCAACCAGTTTCTTGGTTTTAACTTCATTGTATCAAACAGACTATCTTTAGACGGAACTACTAGATCGTGCATAGCTTATGCTCAAGACGGAATTGCTTTGGGTGTAGGTAAAGATGTAACAGCTAGAATAGACGAGAGAGCTGACAAAGGTTACGCTACTCAAGTTTACTACTGTGCTTCTTTCGGTGCAACTAGAATGGAAGAAGATAAAGTCGTTGAAGTACAATGTACTGAATCGTAATAGGAGGACTAAAAAGTTATGGGTACTAAAAATACAGATCTAGTAGCAAACTTTGAGGCATCTCCTCAAGTTGCTAATAATTCAGCTGAACTTCATGGCGTTCTAAGAACTGCTCATGGAACAGTTGAACTTGCCGCTGGTGACAGTGATAATGACGACATTGTTATGTTAGCACCGATTCCTTCAAATGCTGCTGTTCCAAGTTTATTCATTGGTTCAGACACATTAGGTGGATCGTGTACTTTCAATGTTGGAATTTACAAAACTGATGGCACAGTTAAAGATGAAGATGTTTTTGCAACTGCGGTAGCTGATGCTGCTGCAATGGCAGACGTTAGATTTGAAGCTGCTGACATCGACACTGCTGGTAAGAAAATGTATGAATTAGCTGGAGACACTACAGATCCAGGTGGTTACTACTACATCGCTGCTACAATGGCAGCTGCAGGTGGAACTGCTGGAACTATGTCTTGGAATATTACATACGTTGTAAACTAATCATAGTTTGAGGTGGGGGAGCAATCCCCCATCTTGCATATGAAACAAATAAAAGATTTAAAAACAGTTTTACATTTTAAAAAAGGGAACTATGTATATCGTTATGTTCTTGTTGATCGTTTTAAGTATGGTCCTAAATATCACTATGGATTTGATGTAAAAGAACAACGAATGGAAGAAGAAATCCATGCCTTAGAAAAAGATAGACAGATAAGGCGAAAATATATTATAAGGAAGTAATATGGCATCAGTAGTAGATATTTGTAATGGAGCATTGAACCAACTTGGTGCATCCACAATCCTAACTTTGACAGAAGATTCTAAGAACGCAAGACTTTGCAATGCTAGATACACACAAGTAAGAGATAGTGTATTTAGATCTCATCCATGGAACTGTTTACAAAAAAGAGTTCAACTTGCTGCAGACACTGATACTCCGGCATGGGGATTTACAAAACAATATACTTTACCTGCAGATTGTTTAAGAGTTTTAACAATACTTGATTATGATGCAGATTATAAAATAGAAGGTAGAAAAATTTTAACTGATAATTCTACCATGAAAATACTTTACATTTCAAGAGAAGAAGATCCTAATCAATATGATGAATTATTAAGAGAAACTTTATCAGCTTCACTTGCTGCTGATATTGCTTATGCAGTAACATCTTCTAATCCAACTGCTACAAATATGTTCAATCTATTTCAAAGTAAACTAAAAGAAGCTAGATTTGTAGATTCAACAGAAGGTCAAAACTTATCTCCAGATAAAGGAATGGCAGATGTTATTGGTGCAGATACATTTATAAACTCGAGGTTCTAGTAATGGCTAGAGTAGCTGTTCAATTAACAAACTTCACAGGTGGTGAACTATCACCAAGACTTGATGGTCGTAATGATTTAGGTAAATATCCTACAGGATTAAAAACATTAGAAAACTTTGTAGTGTTTCCACATGGTAGTGCTGCAAGAAGAAGTGGTACTCAGTTTGTTGCAGAAGTAAAAAATAGTTCAGCTAAAACAAGATTGATTCCTTTTGAATTTTCTACAACACAAACTTACATGATGGAGTTTGGAAATCAGTACATAAGATTCTACAAAGACAATGGTCAAATATTAGAATCAAATGTTACAATCAGTGGAGCAACACAAGCTAATCCAGTTGTAGTTACTGCAACAGGTCATAGCTATAGTAATGGTGATGAGATTAGAATTACTAGCGTTGCAGGTATGACAGAACTAAATAATAAAAGATATTTAGTTGCAAACAAAACAACCAATACATTTGAGATTACAGATGTTGATGGAACAAATATAAATGGTACAGGATTTACTGCTTATGCTTCTGGTGGTGTAGCAAATAGAGTTTATGAAATAGCAACTCCATACTTAACAGCAGAGTTATTTGATCTTAAATTTGCACAATCTGCTGACGTTATGTACATCACACATCCAAATCATGAAGTAGAAAAGCTGTCAAGATCTGGTCATACATCTTGGACTCTAACAGATGTAGACTTTACTGATGGTCCATACCTAGATGATAACATTACAACAACAACATTAAATCCAGGATCACATACTGTTGGAACAGGTGTGGCAGTTGTAGCTTCTGCGGTTACAGGTATTAATGGAGATACAGGATTTCAAGCAACAGATGTTGGAAGATTAATTAGATTTAGAGATGGTTACATGAAAGTAACTGCTAGAGCTGATACAACAAATATTACAGTAGAGATTATAGAAGATTTAGGTTCAGCAACTGCTTCTACTGATTTTGCTTTAGGTGCATTCTCAGATACTACAGGTCATCCTTCTTGCGTAACCTTCTTTGAACAACGATTAGTTTTTGCAGCGACACTAAACAATCCACAAACAATTTATTTTTCAAAATCTGGTGATTATGAAAACATGAATGAAAACAGAGGTGGTACTGTAGCAGACGATGATGCTATCATTTACACAATCGCATCAAACCAGGTAAACGCAATCCGTTTTATGACAGCAACAAGAACTTTAATTATTGGAACAGCTGGTGGTGAGTTTGCAGTTAGTGGAGGTGGTACAGATGTTGCAATCACGCCTACAAATATTCTAATTAAAAAACAATCTAACCATGGTGCTGCAAACGTAGATGCTATTCCTGCAGGAAACGCTACATTGTTTTTGCAAAGAGCAAAAAGAAAACTAAGAGAACTTGCTTACAACTTTGATGTAGATGGTTATGTATCTCCAGATCT